GATGATAATGGAATCTTCGATTAAACAACTAAAATTAGTCAATGGTGAAGAAGTTATTTGTGAGATTATAGACGAAGCACCTGAATCGTTTGCTGTACGTAATGCGTATCGTCTTGTTGAAAGAACTACTGAAGATGGCTATAAGTACTTCACATTTAGAACGTTTATGGTCTATCAAGATACTCCGTTGAGTGTAATGCTTATAATGTCTGATAAGATTATGGGTATGGCTATTCCGAGTGATGAGATGATGAATCAGTATGAGATGGCTATTAAAGAAATGTTTGAGTTTAATGAATCTGAGGAAAAAGATCAGATACTAAAAGCTACTGAAGGATTTGAAGATGAGTTAGATGATTACATTAATGAATGTCAAGTTATCTCTCTATTTGATAGTGATACTACAGATATGTTGAAACATTAATCTGTATACTATCTTTCCCGCTTATCTAAGATATATTATATACTATAAACCGTAATCTGTCAAGGAATATATTATGAAAGTTGGTTTTACTTGTTCTTCTTTTGATCTACTACATTCTGGACACGTCCAAATGTTACGTGATGCTAAAGAACAGTGTGATTATCTAATCGTTGGTTTACAAACAGACCCCACGATAGACCGACCTGAAAAGAATAAACCTATTCAAACTGTCGTTGAAAGGTATACTCAACTGAAGGCGGTAGGTTATGTTGATGAGATCATCCCTTACGCGACTGAACAAGACTTAGAAGATATCCTTTCAATGTACCACATTAATGTACGTATATTGGGCGAGGAGTATAAGAATGGTAAGTTTACAGGAAGAGCTATCTGCGCGAGTCGCGGAATAGAATTGTACTTTAATAAGCGCGAACATCGCTTTTCTTCATCTGAGTTGAGAAAAAGAGTGTTTGCTGCTGAGAATAAGTTCTTGACAATCTAACGAATTTGTATTATAATATATCTACATTAATAAGAGATCTACATAATGAAAGCAAAAGATAAACCACATTACGTTAACAACAAAGACTTCTCTCAAGCAGTAGTTGATTATTGTTATGATGTAAAAGAAAAAGAAAAAAATGGTGAAGCACGTCCTCAAGTTCCTAATTACGTCGCTCAATGTTTTCTTCGTATCGCCGAGGGATTATCTCATAAAGCCAACTTCGTGCGTTATACGTATCGCGAAGAAATGGTTATGGATGCTGTTGAAAACTGCTTAAAGGCGATCGAAAACTACGACGTAGAAACCGCTACACGCTCAGGTAATCCAAATGCCTTTGCTTACTTCACACAAATCTCTTGGTATGCGTTCTTACGACGTATTCAAAAAGAGAAAAAGCAACAAGACATCAAGATGAAATTTATCTCTGAAGCAGACCTCACTGAGTTCTTAGCTGAAGGCGATGATACGTCTGATGGTCAAAACCAACCATTCGTTGATACCTTGCGTCATCGTATAGATGTTGTAAAGGAAGCTGATCAAGAATTCAAAGAATATATCAAGGAAGAAAAGAAACGCAAGAGACGTGCTGTAAACGTTGACTCGGATCTTTCAGATTTTATTGATTAAAAAAAGCTTTACTTTATTGACAAAGTATAGTATAATAACTTATTATTAATTCTTTAGAAGTATATTATGAAATTAGCCATCTTAAATGACACCCACTGTGGTGTCCGTAATTCGTCTGATATTTTTATGAAGTATCAAGAACGCTTCTATTTGGATGTGTTCTTCCCTTACTTACAAGAGAATGGTATCGATCAGATCCTTCACCTTGGCGATTACTACGATAATCGTAAAACTATTAATATCAAAGCATTACAGCATAACCGTTCTATATTCTTAGATAAGCTAAGAGAGTTTGGTATTAAGATGGATATTATTCCTGGAAACCATGACACGTTTTTCAAAAACACTAATGAGTTGAACTCCCTCAAGGAACTGATGGGTCACTACATAAATGAAGTTGACATCATTATGGATCCAACCGTACGTGAATACGGCGATGTTAAGTTTGGACTTGTTCCTTGGATATGCCCTGAAAATGAAAAGCAGTGTAATGAGTTTCTAGAGAATTGTGGTGCAGACGTCATCGGCGGTCACTTTGAATTAAGTGGCTTCGAAATGGATGCTGGGTTCGTCTGTAAGGATGGCATGGATGCCAGACCACTTACCAAGTTTGAATTAGTTTTGTCTGGTCATTTTCATACGAAATCTCAACAAGGTAATATTCATTACTTGGGATCTCAAATGGAGTTTATGTGGTCTGACGCGCATGATCCAAAATACTTCCACATATATGATACTGAGACTCGTACACTGACACCAGTACAAAATCCACTTACAATGTATCATAAGATATACTATGATGAAAATACAGCTAACTATTTTGAAGACTTATCTTACTTGGATAATAAATTCGTTAAAGTTATAGTTACCAATCGTTCAGATATGAAGAAGTTTGAGCGCTATATTGATCGTATTCAACAACAAAAGATTCACGAACTTAAAATTGCCGAAGATTTTAAAGAGTTTCGTGGTGAGAATGTAAATGATGATGATTTAAAGGTTGACGATACTGAAACTTTGATATACAATTATATACAAGAAGTTGATACTGACCTTGATAAAGATAGAATCAAAGGTGTTGTATCTGAGTTAATGATAGAAGCACAAAGTGTGGAGATTGCTTAGTGATTAGGTTCGAAAAAATACGATGGAAGAATTTCCTTTCAACAGGAGATAAATTCACTGAAGTGAGTCTTTTGTCAGCACCCACTAATCTTATTATTGGTGAGAATGGTGCTGGTAAATCTACCATGCTTGATGCTATATCGTTTGCTCTATTTGGTAAGTCTCATCGTAATATTACCAAAAAGCAATTGATTAATTCAATCAACAATAAAGATTGTGTGACTGAAGTACAGTTCACTGTTGGCGGTAAACAGTATCGCGTTGTGCGTGGCATTAAGCCAACGAAGTTTGAGATCTGGAAAGATGATGTAATGATCAACCAGAGCGCTCATGCGAAAGAGTATCAGGAAATTCTTGAGAAGAATGTTTTACAAATGTCTCACAAGAGTTTCCACCAAATAGTTGTTCTCGGCTCCTCCTCATTTGTTCCGTTTATGCAGTTGAATTCTACTTCTCGACGTGACGTGATTGAAGACCTTCTTGATATTAATATATTCTCTAAGATGAATTCATTATTGAAAGAAAAAACGACTCAACTTAAATCGGAAGTCGAGAACAACACCCATTCTATTGATATGGTTAAGACAAAGATATCTGCTCAAAAGAAGTATATCCGAGACTTAACTGCTATCAATACCCAACACCGAAAGGATAAAGAGAAAGACATCAAAGATATACAGTTAGAAATAGCTGGACTTAATGATGCTAATACTTTGCTTTCATCTTCGGTGAATGATCTACTCCCCACTATCACCGAGAGTTTAAATGGTGTACGTGCGAGTAGACAACAACTGGCGCAATATAACGCTCAGTTTAAAACTCAAGTCAAGACTGTTGTAAAGGATGCTAAATTTTTCGAAGATAATGATCACTGCCCTACTTGTGATCAGACTATAGCGCAAGAACTGCGTGATGAGAAAAGGGATAAAGCAACGGCGAAAGCTAAGAAGTTGAAAGAAGCCATGGATAAGGCTGAAGAGCAATTGACTGAATATGATAAGTCTATTGCTGACCTTGAGGTTCAACTACAACAGTGTCTTGATGACCAAAATGTACTTAACAACAACAATCAAACTATTGAACGTTTGAATCGTAACGTCGACCGTATTCGCGCTGAATTAGATGCGATGGCTGATAGCTCAGGTGATATGGGTAAAGCCAATACTGAATTGGAAATACTGGATAAAGAACTCTTAGAGTTAAATGACCAAAAATATATCTTGAATGAGAAAGCTTCTTATAATAGAATAGCTGGTGAGTTGTTACGAGATACTGGTATTAAGACTAAGATTATTAAGCAGTATGTACCTGTTATCAATGACCTGACTAACAAGTATCTACAGATCTTAGACTTCTTCGTACACTTCGAGTTGGATGAAAGTTTCAATGAGACTATACGCTCACGCTATCGTGACGCATTCTCTTACGATTCTTTCTCGGAAGGCGAGAAGCAACGTATCGATCTATCATTACTCTTTACTTGGCGTCAAATTGCTAAGATGAAAAACTCAGTATCAACTAACTTGTTGATTCTTGATGAGACGTTTGATAGTTCGTTAGATGATGATGGCGTAGATAATTTGATGAAGATTATCGAAACCTTAAAAGAAGATACCAACGTGTTTGTTATCTCTCACAAGTCTGAACTTGAAGACGCTCACTTTGATCGCAAGCTACAGTTCTTTAAAGATAAGAACTTTAGTAAGCTACGTGAAATATCTTAAAATAAAACTTTACTTTTAACCCAAACTGTTATATAATAATCTATATTATGAAATGAGGACTACTATAATGCAACTATCTAATCGCACCGTCGATATCTTACGTAACTATGCTTCTATCAACGAGAACATCGTAATTGAAGCTGGTAATGTTATTAAAACAATGTCACCTGCTAAGAACTTAGTATCTAAAGCTGTAATCGAAGAGACGTTCCCACAAGGGTTTGGTATCTATGATTTACCTGAGTTCCTATCTGTATTGACATTAGTTGATAACCCACAGATCACCTTCTCAGAAAACAACTGTACTGTATCTGATGGGTCTGGTTTATCATCAGTCAAATACTTCTACTCAGATCCTGATATGCTTTCTGCTCCTAAGAAAGATATTACAATGCCTGAATGTGAAGTTAAGTTCTTGCTAAATAACGATACATTGAACAAGATTAAACGCGCTTCATCTGCTTTAGGTCACGACGAAATCTCTATCACCCCATCTGGCGGTTCTATTGAGATCTCTGTTCTAGATACTAAAGATAAAACAGGTAATGCTTTCTCTATTACGGTTGAAGGTGACTATCCTGAAGGTGCTACGTTTAAATATGTGATGAGCGTTAATAACTTAAAACTGATTGGTGAAGATTATGAAGTGGCGATTAGTTCTAAATTAATCTCTAACTTGAAGTCAACTTCATCAGAACTTGAATACTTTATTGCCCTTGAAAAAACATCAACTTACGGAGAATAGATAATGGCTAAATTATCAGCTGAACAAGCACAATTGAATGACCTCGCGAACCGTATTGCTCGCTCCACTGTAGCAGTAATCGACACTATGGTAACACGTGGCGCATTTAAAGGTGAAGAGTTAACTACTATCGGACAACTACGCGACCAAGCGGTACAAGCCGTTGCTCTTGTCGAGCAATTAGCTTCTGCCGAAAAATAAACTATAAATAGGTTTTGTAACAGAGGAGAAAAGTTATGGAACTTATAATTATAGCTGGAGTCGTTATCGTAATGGGCTTTCTTTTATCTCGCGGTAAAAGTAAAAAATCTTCGGTAGAAGATAAAAGCTCACCACATCGTGGTGGCGATAACAATATTAAAAACCGAAAAAAATAGTCCTTTAATTTGGGGACGTTGAGTCCCCTTTTTTTATTATGTTTAAATTGAATTCAGAAATAGCTAAAGAAACATCGGTACACGTTCTAATGGGGACGTTAATAAACTACCCATTAAACATTCTATTTCTGTGGATTATTATTGACAATTGGGGTATAACCGATCCGTTCTGGATTTCAAACATCGTTACTGTTTGGTTCTCAATTGTAGCTTTCACTCGTATATACATAGTACGTGTGTTAGCAGAAAAGCGTAAATTAAATAAGCCGTCTTAGCTCAGTAGGTAGAGCAACTGACTTGTAATCAGTAGGTCGCCAGTTCGATTCCGGCAGACGGCACCACGCTTTTTTCGATTATTACAATCGTTTTAATTTATCATAATAATACTGTTTTTTGTTCTAAATATTAATACATTTAACTTAAAAGGTAACATTATGAAATATCAAATTTACGGCACAGTTGGCTGTGGCTACTGTATCCAAGCTAAACGAATCTTAGAACAGAAAGACCTTCCTTACGAATATATTGACCTCTCTGAACTTGACGGTCAACAAAAATCACAACTAATGGAAATTGCTGGAATCCCTTTCCGCACAGTTCCACAAATCTTTACAATGAATGAAGATGACCAACTTAACTATGTTGGTGGATTTACTGAGTTAAAAGCTTCACTTTAATACTTGACATTCTATGCCCCATAGCGTATACTTGCTATTCCTATGGGGAATTATATTTTTATTATGAGGAACACCAATGAGTAAAGAATTTCTTTTCGTTGAAAAATACCGACCACAAACAGTCGCTGATACTATCCTACCAAAAGACCTAAAAGACACCTTCCAAGCA